TAGCCGATGATGTGTCACACAACGGTAAAGAAAATTATACCTTACAGCACTTTAAAGAAAGAATAAATATATACAACGGAGAGGATTTTAATTACGAAATCCATAACGTGGAGTTATTTCATGGTTCAAAAAAAGACAATAAGTCCAATTAAGATTATTAAGTTAATCAATGGTGATGATATTGTATGCGCTTTACCCGTAGAACAATTACCAGATAAATCACCTATGTTGAGATTAAGTAAACCTCTTCAGGTTAAATATATACCACAATTAACAGCGATGGGTCTAAAAGACTATGTTGCGCTGATTAAGTGGAGCCCATATACACCAGATCGTATTATTACTATTCCTAAAGATAAGATAATGTCAATTGTAAACGCCAGCGGCGAAATGACAAGAAGTTATGAGTTTGTTGTTAAGACTTATGACAGACCTGAACCAGTTGTAAAAAAAGAGACACCTATGTCATTTAAAAGAGAGAGATTGAGTGACGAAGATAATGAGAGAATTAATGAAATATTTGATGAGTTTGATGATGATTTTATTCCTAAAAAAACTATACACTAATAGACTCTATCCTCAGCCATCGCTCTACAAGCTCTATTATATACAGAATTATGAAAAAGTCAACCTTTAAACATAAAATTTTTCCACTTCCTAAGCAGTGGCAAATCGGTCAAATTATACCAATCTCAAAACTATCTAAGGCGATAAAAAGTCTTCTCAGGGTTGACAAAAAACAAGGAAAGTAGTATATTAATATTATGGCAAAAGCAAAAAAAGAACACTACGTTAATAACAAAGAATTTTTAGAGGCGATGAAAGCCTACAAAAAAAGTGTAAATAAAGCGAAAAGAGAAAAGAAAGAAAAGCCACCAGTCACAGATTATATTGGTAGTTGCTTTCTAAAGATTGCGAATCACTTATCATATAGACCTAACTTTATAAATTATACATTTAGAGACGATATGATTAGTGATGGTATTGAAAATTGTTTACAATATCTGGATAATTTTAACCCTGCTAAATCTAATAACCCTTTCGCATATTTCACCCAAATAATATACTACGCCTTTGTAAGAAGAATACAAAAAGAGAAGAAACAAGTCACAATCAAACATAAACTAATTATGGACGCTAACTATGATGATGTATCCTTACAACCAGGTGATGACAGCGAATTTAAAAATCAATTTAGAGAATTTTTACAAAAGAATACTCGTATAGAAGAACCTACAAAAAAAGCAAAACAAAAGAAGAAAACGAGAGTAAGAAAATCAACGTCTAAATTGTTTCATTAGTATATGAAAATAGCTTTGTTAAATGATACGCACTTTGGTGCGAGAAACGATAGTCCAGCATTTCTGGAGTATTTCATGCGTTTCTATAATGAGATATTTTTTCCCTATTGTAAAGAGAATAATATTACAACACTAATACACCTAGGTGATGTTGTTGATAGAAGAAAGTTTATTAACTTTAAAACGGCACATACGTTTAGACAAGACTTCATGCATCGTCTATACAAAGAGGGTATTGATACACATATCATACTAGGTAACCATGACACTTATTATAAAAACACAAATGAAGTAAATGCGATAAATGAGTTGTGTACAACATATGACGGTATAAAAGAGCCTTGGATTTATGACAAGGCAGTGACAAAAAATTTTGGCGGCACCGATATTTGTCTTATACCGTGGATATGTGATGATAACTACGAACACTCGATAAATGAGATAGAGACATCAAAAGCACAAATCGCCTTAGGTCATTTAGAGATAAAAGGATTTGAGATGCATAGTGGTCATATGAATATGCAAGGGTTAGATAAATCTATGTTTCACAGATTTGAAAAAGTATTATCTGGTCACTTTCATAAGAAATCAGATGATGGTCACATTTATTATCTAGGTACACAATACGAGATCACTTGGTCAGATTACAGATGCCCAAAAGGTTTTCACATATTAGACACAGAGACTAGAGAACTAACTAGGGTACCTAACCCAATGAGAATACATAAGAAGTTAATCTATAATGATAAAGATAATGATTATATGAATATGGACCTATCACAATTTAAAGACACCTTTGTAAAAGTTTTTGTAACAAATAAAACAAATGAAGAAATGTTTAACAACCTTATTGATAGACTACATAACACGGTTGATACACATGAGGTTAATATAATAGAAGATTTAAATACTGATATTACAGCATCCGTAAAAGAAGATATATTAGAACAAGGTGAAGATACACTTACATTTTTAGGAAACTATGTTGAACAAATAGATAGTGATTTAGATAAACACAAACTTAAAAATGTTATAAAAGATTTATATACTGAAGCGAGTGAAAGATGAGTAAGATAAAAAACGTAAAATATGGCCATGTCAATTTTGGTCCCTATCTTTTTAGAGCGGTGTTACCTGATTATATAATTAAAAGGTTACTAAAAGATGGTAATATATTAAGAGAAGAAGATAGTTATAATCACAGACTTGCTGGTCACCTAAAAAATCAATTTTTGTTTAAAAAAGAAACACAGAGTTGGTTTTACAAAGAGATCAATCCTATTTTAAACGCTTATAGAGAGGGTCATTGTAATTACCACAGTTTAGAAAATCGACCCATGGAATTAAAATATGACGACCTGTGGATAAACTATATGAAATCAGGTGACTTTAATCCTCTACATACCCATGGTGGCGATTACTCGTTTGTATTATTTTTAGATGTGCCAAAAAAACTAGTAAAAGAACAAGAAGATTATCAAGGCACTTCAGGAAAACCAGGTGCGTTGATGTTTGAATATACACAACAGGCAAGACCTAGGTGGGCAACCACTGGTTCAATAATAAAACCACAAACGGGTGATTTTTATATGTTCCCTGCTATGTTACAACATTGGGTCTGTCCGTTTAAATCTAAAGTAACTAGAATAAGCGTTTCAGGAAATTTGAGAATAGAAAATAGAGATAAATTACCATATGATTATTTTTAAGAAAATTAGATGGAAAAATTTTCTATCTACTGGAAACACGTTTGTTGATATAGAGTTAAACAAATCACAGATGACTTTAATGATTGGCGCCAACGGCTCTGGTAAGTCAACAATGTTAGACGCCTTGACTTTTGCCTTATTTAATAGACCATTTAGACTAATTAAAAAAGAGCAAATAGTAAACACCATAAACAATGGCGACACACTAGTTGAGGTAGAGTTTCAGATAGGCACAAAATACTTTAAAGTAATAAGAGGTATCAAACCAAATATATTTGAAATCTATTGTGATGGTGTGTTACAAAACCAAGATGCCTCTAGTGTAGATTATCAAAAGATATTAGAGGATCAAATATTAAGATTAAATTATAGAGCGTTTAAACAGATCGCCGTTTTAGGTTCCTCATCTTATCAACCATTTATGCAGATGAGACCTAGACACAGAAGAGAGGTCGTTGAAGAAATATTAGATATTAGAGTTTTAACTCACATGGATAATCTAACTAGGAATCAACAAACAGAACTAGGTAAACAAATAGTCGAGGCCAGACACCAATGTGATCTAATAGAATCAAAACACGAATTACAAACAAAACATTTTAACGATTTAAAGAATAGAAGCACAGGTGATATTGATATTAAGAAACAGAAACTACAAGAAAACAAAGATGCCACAGAATCATATTTAAGAAAGATAGAAAAATTAGAAGAAGACCATAGACATTTTGATAGCCAGATAATAGATAAACCTAAATATGAAACAAAACTAAAACAATTAGAAAAGTTAGAGACAAAGATAGAACACAATCTAACCACACATAAAAACAATTTAGATTTTTTTGAACAAAATGATAGTTGTCCTACTTGTACACAAAAGATAGAAGAAAAATTTAGAGACGAGAAGATAGCAAAAGAGAGAAAAAAAGTCATCACCCTAAATGATGGTATGAAAGATTTACTAAAAGAGATTACAAACACAGAAAATAAGTTAAGTGAGTTTAGTGGTATAGCAGATAAGATTTATGATACAAAGATAGAAATGTCAAAAGTAGAATCGTCTATAAAAGAACTAAAGAGATTTACCGACACCTTACATAATGAGATTTTATTATTACAAGGTAAAGACGAAGATGGTGAAGACATATCAAAAAATCTAGTTGAGTTAAAAGAACAATTAGAACAAACAAAAATAGAATTAAACAAAGTCACAGAAGATAAAAAATATATTGATATAGTTAGAGAGATATTATCTGATAGAGGTGCCAAGGCCAAAATC